ACTGGTGATATCGAAAAACTTCATGGATGCTTTTATAATAGTTCCGCAACAGAATTCACAACTACACTTACAACTATTGGATTAGACACGGTGATGTACAATTCAGATCCGAGCGGATTGACACTTTCATCCGACAGACTAGAAATAAACAAATCAGGAGTATTCAAAATAACTTTTGATATCACATGTGGTTTATCTGGAGGACTTCCCAGCACCACACTCCAGTCTAAGTTTGACGCATATAAAAAGTCTGGTATCTTAAGTCCAACCATAATAAATGGAACCTCGGTGTATCATGGAATGCCGAGAGCAAATCCGGCAAATCAACTTCAATTTGCTAGCACATCTAATATCAGTATGATTACCAATGGACATGTGAGTGGAAATAGTTACTTAGTTCAAGGAAATTTGGATGTCGGTACTATCGGAAGTGCTGTTTTCAATGTACCTGCTGGTGGATATAGAGTAACAGTAGAAGAAATGTAGTTCATAAAGGAGTATGTAAATGCCACAACTTGCAAGAGTAGGTGATGACTGCGGTGGAATTATAATGACAGGAGCAAACTCTGTTCTGATAAACTCAAGACAAGCAGCATTCATTACAAGTGAGATATCACCACATTCAAGTGATCCGACTCACGTTGCAAAAATAATTACTGGATCACAATCTGTCTTTATCGAGGGTAAAAGTGCTGCATATGTTTCATCAAAAGCGAGTTGTTATCATTCGGTCTTGACCGGATCTGAAAATGTTTTTGGAGGTGGTTGATGCCTGTTTATACAAGAGAACTATTAGACATTACGGGATGTGATGTACCCGATCTTGGGTTCAGTGGACTTGAAAAATCAATTCTCAAACTTGTTGGTTCGACAGCAGAGACGTTTACAAATCCAATCGAACAAGGAATGAATCAAGTCCGAGGTGCAATTGAAACAACATTGAATAGTATAAATGTGAATACCGGCGTCACTATGCCCGGTGCAGATCCTCTTACAACTTATGGTTATCTTGCTGTACAACTTGAAAATCTAAACGCAGGTGTTGCTGCATATAGAATTCACAGTGATAGACTCAGTGGATTAAGTGTAAAGAAAGCATTTGGACCAAATAGTCCATATGGTCCCGGTGGTATTCAGGGTGAATATCCGGGAATTGCTGGACTTCATTCCATCGCTTCGCAATATAACACACTTCGAGAGTCATTGAGAGATCCAGAACAAGCGGCAAAGGATTACTATTCACCAATTTTCAATAGTCTTTTTGGTCCCGGTGACGATCTCATGAGATCCATGACTTCTCTGGTAGAAGGCGATGTTGGAAACTTTCTAACAAACTTTCCACAGGGTGGAGTTAATTCAATCCCGGAACTAACACGTCTCGGAAGAGCGATACAAGACTTAGAACAAGGTGTATATAATCTAATTCAGGATGACAACTTGCAGTATGAATTTGCTCTGGACTTTGTTCTCAGGCACACACTTGGTTTTAGTGTTCTTTCTATGTTGGATGAACCTTGTTTTGGAACTAGACTTTTAGAAAAGATAGCGGGTCCGGCACTCGCCGGTTTGGCATTTACACCGCAAGCAACGACAGATTCGACATAACATCTTATACATAAAGAGTCATGACAAACTTTTCTGATTTAGATTTAAGATTCACACGAAACCCAGTCAGCAACGATGTCTCCATACTCGTTGACGATGCTGCTATCAAAGCATCTGTGAAAAACTTGATTCTTACAGACTTCGAAGAAAGACCATTTCAACCAAATCTAGGTTCTTCGGTCCAGTCTTTGTTGTTCGAACCTGCATCACCAATCATCGCGAGTGAAATCGAATCAAGAATCAGAACTGTTCTAAACAACTATGAATCAAGAATTGAAATACTAGATATTCGTGTGAAAGTAAATCCAGATGAAGGTTCATTTGCTGTTGTTGTTGGATTCAGAATGATCGGCGATCGTAGACCTATCTTACTACCGCTCACACTCAAGAGGATTCGATAATGGCACAAAGAAAAAGACTTTCGGTAAACACACTAGAGTTCGATGCAATAAAGAACAACATAAAAGAGTTTCTTCGGGGTCAAGAAACTTTTCGAGACTATGACTTTGATGGGTCTGGTCTTTCTGTTCTTCTAGACATTCTTGCTTACAATACTTATTACCAAGCGTTTTATAACAATGTTGTTGCAAACGAAATGTTTCTTGATAGTGCTGTGAAGAGATCCTCTGTGATTTCACACGCAAAGAATCTTGGTTACACTCCTTCATCCAGAACAGCACCAACCGCATACGTTGATGTTACCTTTGGTTCTGTTCCTGCCGAGACGGTCATACTACCGGGAGAGCAGTTTGTCACAAACATTAACGGATCAAATTACACATTTGTTAATGTAGATTCTGCACAGATAGACACTTCATCTGAACCGCACATCACAAACTTAGCGATCAAGCAAGGTTCATTGAAAAGCATTTCCTATTTAGTCCCCGACCAACAAGTGAATAGAAAGTATGCAATCCCAGAAGAAAATGTTGACATTAGCACAATTCGTGTGAGAGTTCAAGCGTCACAGACTGACTCAACAGGTGCGAGTGATATTTGGACAAGAGCAACTGACTTGACCACAATTGACTCAACATCGAAAGCATATTTTGTTGAAGAAAACACAGAAGGTTTATTTCAGATTTTCTTCGGTGATGACGTTCTTGGTCAGAAGGTAGACAATGGCAACCTCATAACCATAACTTATCTCATCACAGATGGACCCTCCGCTAATGGAGTTGGTTCAAATGATTCTGAGAGTGATAGAACATTTATTTATGGTTCCTCTGCGAATGTCGTGGAGGTGAAATCACCAGCATCAGGTGGATCGAACAAAGAATCAATCGAGTCAATCCGCTTCAAAGCACCGAGGGCGTATGCAACACAAAACAGAGCAGTCACCAAAGAAGATTATTCGTCATTGATTGATACAAACTTCACAGGATTCGAGTCCGTCTTCGTATTCGGTGGTGAAGAGGCAGATCCACCAGAGTTTGGATCAGTGTTTGTCGCAATCAAACCAAACATCGGAACTAATGTTAGTGAAGAGATAAAAAACGAAGTTCAAAACTTCTTATCACAAAAAGCAGTTTTGTCTATAACACCAAAGGTAGTCGATCCAGACTACACATATCTTCGTTTCGATGTGAATTTCTATTATGACGAAAACGCGACAACGCTTTCAACCAGTGGTATTATTTCAGCAGTCAGAAACTCAATGATTCTTAATATCAACAACAATGTTGGTAAATTTAACAAAACATTCTCTTTGTCAAAACTTCTATCCGACATTGATAACACATCAGATTCGATTGAGTCGTCCAAAGTCAATGTTACTATGGAGAAAAGACTTTTACCAGTTTCTGACCTTCCTGTTTCCTATGTCATAAAATATGGAAATTCAATATATCATCCACACGATGGTCATATGTCTGTCATATCCTCAAATGAATTTGTGTATCTAGATCCAGACACCAACCTATCATATAATGTCAAAATGAAAGATGATGGATTTGGAAACATCAACTTAGTTCAAACTCAAAATTCGATTGAAACAACTATAAAGCAAAATGTTGGAACTGTTGATTATTCAAATGGCGTAATATTCTTGAATTTAGTTCAAGTTCAATCACCAGAAGATACTCCTTATATTCGAGTATACGCAACCGCAAATAATCAAAGATATGTTTCTATAAGAGACTTGATCTTATTTAATGATTATGCAACAGATCCATCCGCCATAAAAATCACAGCAGTATCTACGAATCCGATCAAATCAACGTCACTCTGATAGGAGATAACTATGCCCAAACAATTTACAGGTGGATCTCTCCTTCTACCACTACAGATTGATGGTTATACCTTTGATCCAGTAAACTATGTTGGTTCTGTTGATCATCGTATTTCTACGCAACTAAAAGATCAACTCCCGGATTTTATTCTTAGTGACTACCCAACCTTCGTAAGTTTTTTAGACGCTTATTATGAATGGATGGAGCAATATCAAAATCCAAGAGCAGAGGCAGTAAGATTAAAAACATATGCCGATATAGATGATACATTAGATCAGTTTATTCAGTATTTTCGATCTGAACTTGTATACAATCTACCACTAGACCTCACTAGTGGCATAAACGAAAAGAATTTAATAAAGAGAATCACAGACCTACAAAAAACAAAAGGTTCCAGAAAATCCTTTGAACTATTGTTCAGGATATTGTTCAACACAACAATTGACTTCGACTTTCCCAAGGATCGCGTACTAAAACTTTCGACCAGCACGTTCAACGATAAAAAATATCTGCGTATTGCTCCAGTCATTGATTTAGACGTAGCAAAAAATCTAGAAGGAACATTAGTTGTACAGAGATCGAAAACAGGAGGTCCGATTAACGCGACCGCTCTGATTAACACCATCACATTTTCCTACGGAAATGGCGTTGACTTCTTTTCTTTGGAACTCGAAAACGTCTCAGGTACATTCAATGAAATCAGACCTGTTGAACTAGAACCAAATGGGTTGACTGGTGGTAGATACTTTGCAAATGTTTTCCCCACTCTCTCTTCGATGAAAATAAATGCTGGTGGTTCTGGTTATCAACTAAATGATGTACTGACCGTCACTGACACAAATGGAACTGTTGTTCTCAGAGGTCTTGTGGATAACATCAGTCCAATCGGAGGAATTCGTGGTTTTAATTACATTGAAAACTTTGGAATATACACAGGACCACAAGGACTCACTTACGCAATAGAAACATCATCAGGGTCAGGAGCAAGTCTTGAAGGCGAATCACAGGCCGTTCTTTCTCCCGGACCCGACACATACGATGACGACGCAGGTAAATTGAGTGGTAGGTCTTTCATTCAAGATGGTTTCTTGTTTCAGGACTTTTCTTATATCATTCGAGTAAACAAACGACTCGAAGAGTTTTCTGATGCAGTCAAATCTTTAGTCCATCCAGCAGGAACAATCATGTTCTCTGAATTTATTTCGGAAATAGGCATGACTGCAACAGGAAGTATTGAAACAGACTTAATTGGTCATTATACTCCTATTATTGGTCACTTCCTACCACACACATTTGGAACAACCATCGACCCAAGAGGATTTACTTACGATGGAACTCATTATGATTTTTATCCTAGAGGTTATAATGGACAAGATGGAAGAACTGCTGGTGATTTTATAAATTCTGTGTGGTCAAGTATCACATACGGAACTCCACACCTCAATCCGTCAAACGGAATAACACACGACCCATATAAGTTATACACATCAACAGGATCACAGATACCATTTGACGGGTTTGAATCATCTAGAACCCTATTAAATGGTGCTTTGGGTTCTACCGGATATTTTGGATTAACACAAGACGATCAGGGCGAATATGTTGGTCTATACGGATTTTTCCCTGTTGGTTCTTCACGAACAAACACTCTTACTTACCCCGGTTTTGGTCTTACACATTATGGTGGATATGTTTCTCCACAAGAAACATTTACAGATACCGGATTTTCTGGTGGACAGGTCACTTTTGTCGGGGGAACCGATTCCTCAACAGCGGATTATTGGATTGTTCATCGACATGTAAATTCAATGGGTATCGAAAATCTTGGAACTACTGGTTCAAATCCCATTTTAAGAATACCAATATCCCCCACACAAAACAAAAACACAATTTATTCCCCTGTCGTTTCTTCTATTGATGGTTACTCATTACAGACAGCAAAGGGGTTCACTCTGACAGAGGGTTTTTATAGTGTTGGTGAAATTGTAAGACAAACACGACCCAGAGAAAGTCAAGCGATCGGTAGAGTTCTTGCAATAGAGGCAAGTGCTTATAGCAATAGAACACCAAACGACAAAGGTGATCCTTTCTACAACATTGGTGTTGATTATGTCACTCTAGAAGTTCTCAATGGTTCTTTCACAAAAGAAGAGGACATCACCAAAGTAAGAAGACCTCTCGTTGGTGACACTAGTGGAACCAGTAGATTCATTGATAAATCATTCAGTGAAAGCATACATACGATAGGTCAGCAAGTATACGATACAAGTTGGATGGAAGTTCCTATAAACATCGTTGTAAATAAGATTCAATTCAGTTATTTCCAGAGTTAATATGGCAGAACTAAGTAACAAACTCAAATCATTTCTCTCTAGAGAATTACAACGAGAGTTTACCTCTCTTGAAAATTCTCTGGTATTGTTCATCGCACAAACAAATGATGAGACTGCTGTTTCACAATCTTTGGACGAAGAAAACATTGTTCGAAGACAAATTCTCACAGCAAAACTATTGACTGATTCTCAGGTTGCTCTAATGATACCCAGAGTGAATTGGACATCTGGTGTCATATACGATGATTATGATTCATCCGAGAACCTTGCAACTAAAAACTTTTATGTCTACACAGACGAAGGAAATGTCTATATCTGTGTGCAAAACGGAGGTGGTAGAAGATCAATTGACAAACCAATTGGAACATCAACAGGACTGATATACCAGAGAAATGGATATGTCTGGAAGTTCATGTATAAAGTTCCAAGAGATTTGCTTGATTTCGTGGATGATAATTATCTTCCTATAAGAGAACTCACCGTCTACCAAAACAAACCATACGCTTATTCAGACGATCAGCAGTTACAATACGCTGTTCAATATGATGCGGTGGCAGGTGAAATCAATCAGATAAAAATATCATCAGCAGGTAGTGAATTTGTTGCTACAATCAAAGCAAGCGAAAACCACAAAGTTCAACAGGCAACAACAAATACAATCAAATTAGACGCGAGAGCATCTGGTATTGATGACACATACAATAATTACACAATAAGAATCGTGTCTGGTCCCGGTGTTGGTCAATTCATCCGAATCACCGATTATAACGGTTCAACAAAAACAGCAACACTCGCTACCACATGGTCCACTTTACCCACAAGCACTTCTTATTATGAAATTATACCATCAGTTGATATTGATGGTGATGGATCTGGCGCAAGTGCATATGTAAAAATGTCAACATATACAGCAAAAACTATTGATTCTGTGGTAATCAATACTCCCGGATCAAACTACACATATGCAAATGCAAGTATTCTCCCAACTGTTTCAACACAACCAGTTCTCACCCCCATTGTTTCTCCTTCTTCCGGTCTTGGATACGATCAAATATTTGATTTGTTTGTAAAAAGAGTTTCAATACTTGTGAAGATGAGAGGCACTGAAGGTGGTAAAGCGATCCTTGGAAATGACTACAAAAAGTATGGTCTTTGGTTTGCTCCAAGAATTGGAGCAGGTTATGACAATGAGGGTTCGGTTGTTGGAAAAGAGTCATACACAAGAACAAAGTGTGACATAAGTGGAAACTTTACCGATGATTATCTTTCATCAGAATATTATGTTTTTGGAATTTCCTCCTATGCGGCAGGCAAAATTGCAGATACTGGAAATTCTTTCATAAGATATAGTCCATCAAGAGCGCAGATTACTGTAGATGGTTTAGACACAAATTTCAAATTAGGAGAGGGATTAGTCTTCTTTACTGGTTTGGATTCTGGTTTGAGTGGGTACACCTTCTCCAACAAAGTCGCAACTGTTATAAACACACTCTATGCTGATTCAACTAAAGCAAGTTCAACTGATGTGTTCAGATGTACACATAAATTGAATGTGGCAAGAAATGATGGATCTGATTTTGACGCCGGAACTCCATATATTGATATTCCTTATGACAGTGGAGTGACTGGAGCAAGTGGATCTGTTGGTCTTGTTGCAGATTTTCGTAGTGAGGGTGGAGCATCTGGAACAATCTATCTTACAAATGTAATCCACAACTCTGCATCAAATTTTGGTTTTGTTGCAGGTGAAACATTAGAGACACAAAACTTAGATGTTTCGATCGAATCAGTCTCTCCCCCAGAACTTAATTTATATTCTGGACAATTGTTATACATAACAAGTGTAGATTCTGTCACAAGAAATAGTGAACAACTGGATTTGTTCAAAATAAACTTTGACTTCTGAGGAAACAAATGGCCAAATCGTATAGAAGAGAAATTCACGGAAAATCACCATACTTTGACGACTTTGATGCAAATAAAAAGTTTTTGCGTATCATGTCAAGACCCGGTTATCCACTCCAAGCGAGAGAGGTAACTCAACTACAAACCATTCTTCAGTCTCAGATTGAGAGATTGGGTTCTCATCTTTTTGAAGAAGGTGCAAATGTTAATGGTGGTGAGATCGTAGAGGCAACTGCGATCGCTGTTCGATTAGTAAATACAAATTTCACGGTAGATCAGTTGAAACTGTTCATCGGCAAGACAATCACAAATCAAAATGATGTCCGTGCTTCGATTATTGCATATGCTGATTCGTCCACACTATCAGATGACAACAATCAAGTTCTTTTTGTTAACTACACATCTTCTGGTGAGTTTTCTGCTGGGGATACGATCAGTATTCTAGGAACACTACCAGTCATCACAGCAGTCATTGGTTCTTCAGACGGTGTTCCTGCCGTGACAGTTGCGACAAATGTTGTTAAAATCAATCAAGGTATTTTCTACGCCGATGGGTTTTTAATTGAGTCCAACTCTGAATCGTTTGTTGCCTATGATGTTATCGACGACTCATATCGTAGTTTTGATAGTCCAACTGCATCAATCGGGTTTAGAATAAACAGACAAATTGTCACATCAGACGACGATAATACTCTTCGAGATCCATCGTTTGGTTTCTATAACTTCAACTCACCCGGTGCGGATCGCTATAAAATCACACTCGATCTTACCCAGATTAATCTCCAAAGTGGCGATGAACCCGTAGACTCAGAGGACTTTTTCGAAATCATTCGAATTGTTGATGGAAAAACAACACAAAAAGTAAGATACACAGAGTACGCCATTGTCGAAGATACACTCGCAAGAAGAACATTCGATGAGTCTGGTAATTACACAGTTAGACCATTCACAGTCACACCAATTGAATATTCAGAAGCATACACAGACACTTCTGATAGAGAACACGCAATCAAGATTAGTTCTGGTAAAGCGTACGTTCGTGGATATGAATTTGAAACAATCACACCAACTTACTTCAAAGTCAATCGCTCACTAAGCACACAATATCAGTACAATCAATTACTCAGAACACCACTTAAAAACTATGTAAACCTTGTAAGAACTTCAGCATTTGATGATGTGAGTGATGGTCTGAGAGATACATTTACCACCAACAAAAGATGTTTTGTGCAGAGAGAAGATAGTGATGGTGTTATTGTAACAATCGGTACATGCAACATACGAACAATCGAGGAAGTCGCTGGTGAGATTCGACTCTACTTGTTCAACATCAACATAACCAGTGATACATATAACTTCGTCGATTCAACACACATCGCTGTTGATGACGGAAACTCATCTGATAATGTTCGGCGATTTAGAATCGGAACCGACACAACCGAAACTGCTATTCAAAATATTGGACCAGCAAGACAGATATTCAAGGCACCAGTTGGTTCTGGTTTGATACGAGGACATAATGCAAACACTGGTCTGCAATCATCTTTCCTTGTGAAATATCCATATAAAGTTGAGTTTAGTGGACATAGTATTATTGTCACATCCCCACATGAATTCTTAGGTGGAACAAAGAGAAACTACTCTCTGTTCTATACATCAGGAGGATCAACAGGTGCCACGCTTCTTAACTTTGAAACAGACTACACATTAAATGTGAACAACAGCGGTGGTACAAAACTACTGACTATAAGTTTGAATACAGATACCATTCCTCCTGATGGTAAAGGAACACTTATAGCATCCCAACAATGGTCTTCCGAAACGACTGATGCTTTCAACAACATTCGTTCGAAGTCTCTCATTCAAGCAACAACATCTGGTGTAACTGCCAGTTTTAATGATGGAATTTTCTATCTAAACCATGCTGACGTTTACAATATTATCTCTATTACCGATGCCACAGAGGATGTCACGGACAAGTTTGATCTTGATGTCAATTCTGGCATTGATGCTTATAGAAGAAGTAGAATCATATTGAAAGCAGGAGCATCTGTTTCGACTGATGATGATGGTAACTACGTTCTTGATGCAATAACGTACAACTACTTCCGACATACAGGAAATGGACCGTTCACTGTTGATTCATACCCAAGGAATAATTCCTTTGGTTATTCAGATATTCCAATATTTACAGACCCAGAAACTGGAGAAAGTTATAGTCTCGCAGATGCTTATGACTTCAGACCTGTGACTATTGATCAAGAAGAAACAGGATACAACAATGGTTCCGATGGACCACAGGTTGTTGCTTTTGATAATGACATTACGACATCAACAGTTTCTTATGAACACTATCTTTCTAGAATTGACAAGGTGATTCTCACAAAGAACAGAGAGTTCAAACTAATACAAGGAACTCCTGCTGTCACACCAAGATCACCAACCGTCAATCAAGATGACATGGTTTTGGGTGAACTCGTCTATAAACCATATACAAGATCACCAGATGATATTAAGTTCAAGTACATCGACAACCAAAGAACAACGATGTATGAGATGAACGAACAGGAAAAGACTATACAAAACGATGCCTTCTTCTCATTTAGAAGTGATCTTGAACAAAAAGCATTAAACACCGCTCAGAATTTCCGATCGACCAGTAACGCTTTGGTTGAAGGTGTCTTTGTCGATACGTTCATCGGTCATAACAATTCAGTAACTTCAAAGAGAGATCATAACTGCTCAATAGACACAGAATATGGTCAACTAAGACCGGCATTCGTTTCTGCGTTCTTTCCTCTATCTGCTGGAACAGGTGATGCTCTTCCCGGTGGAATCACACTGACAAATGATGGAATTTACATGCTTCAATACGAAGGTGTAACATTCGACACAAACAGACTCGCTTCGACAACCTTATTAGCAAATCAGTTTGCGGTTCCTGATTATCTTGGAACACTAAAAATAACACCATCTAGTGATCCTTATTACACAACCTCTGTTAAACCAAAAGTAGTCGTAAATACCATCGGCGAAACAGACAACTGGGAACAAAATATATCTGCATATCAACTTGGTCGCACAAGAGGTTTTGGTTCTCAGTGGAGAGATTGGGAAACACTCTGGTTTGGTTCTGTAAAGAAAAATGACAGAGTAATCGAGCATGATTCGAATGGAGTCAACTATACCGTCCCAAGAAGATCCTCCTATGTTTCAAAAATTCTCTCTGACAAAGTGATCAGAAAGATTGGAAATAAACTTGTAGACTTGAGTGTTATTCCATATACTCGAAGTAAAACAATCTCATTTGTTGCTAAAAATCTAAAACCAAACACAAACCATTATCTTCGATTTGATGGTGTTCGTGTTGGTGGAGTTTTCACAACAGACCTAAATGGTGGTGTCACTGGTGCAATTACAATAAATGCAGGTGACTATCTTACTGGAGAAAAACTCGTAAGACTTAGTGACTCAGAATCATCCAACATTCAAGCATCAACCTCAAGTGCTGATGCGATCTTCTTTGCTCTTGGTCTTCTCGATACAGAAGAAGGAGACATCTCCTCAGTCCGACCACCAATCACAAGAAGAAAATCAAGTAACACAGAGGATGTTAGTGTGGATCGCTTCAGTGCAAACGAACAAAGCACCACATCAACGGTCTTCAACTCACAAAGTCCACTAGCACAGGAAATTTCAATTGACTCTGGTTTGTACCCGAGTGGTGTGATGTTGAATAGTGTAAGACTTTTCTTTGCTGATGTTGATACACAAACTCCACTCCCTGTTAAAGTCCACATTAGACCAATATATAATGGTTCCCCAGATCCATACAAGGTTCTACCTTTCTCGGAAGTAACACTAAACGCAGATCAACTAGTAAAAAGTGACGCTGATGGTTTAGTGGGAACAGATTTCGTGTTCAGCACACCTGTTTATCTGAAACCAAAAACCAAATATGCAATCTGTGTCACAACAAATGCACCAGCACATAGATTATGGGTTGCTGAGAACAAAGCATATGCTGTATCTGGTGAATATGGCCAAACAACAACAACCACAACAACAATTGATAAACCTGCAAACTTTGGTTCTCTACACATTCCAGTAAACAACGGAGCAGCATACTCCATATCATCTCAATTTCTCAAGATGTCATTACAAAGATGCAGTTTTGGTGCAGGTGAAAATGATGTAACATTCACTACCGACACATCAATTAAGAAGAATTATCAGGTTGGTTATGTTCACTCAAATGAACAACTCATTGAGGACACCAGACCAACTGTTCTTCTAAAAACAAAGACTCGAAATGGAGATACTTTCCAGACCAAGAACATATCTGGTTCATTGAACTCAACAATCGAATTTGATTCACAAATGACAATTGATGACAATGATAATGAGAAGTCAGTTCAGATGACCACCACATTCAACTTTGACCCACAGGGTGCAGTTTCGACAATGATAGACTCAGAAAGAATCTCTCTTGTTGCTGTTGAATATATGGCAAACAATGATGATGCTGCTGCGGAAGTTGAAGAAGTAAATCCAACTGCACGACTTGCATCAAACCAATCTCGATATATCGGAAGAAAGGTTGTTCTTTCAGAAGAAGCAGATGATATCGTTGTCATTCTTGACGGTAGTTTTGTTGGAAACGCACAAGCAAAGGTCTATGTTAAACTACAGGGACCAGACCAACCAAACGCTATCTTCGACGACAATCCTTGGACTCAGTTGTATCCTGAAGGTTTGAGATCCGATGATCTTAACACCTCGGAAATATTCTCTCAAGTTAAACCAACGACACTCATTGGTGGAACTGTCCGATTCAGCACTGATAATGTGGACCCCGGTACACCCGGTTCTTATACAGCATATCAGATCAAAATTGTTCTGATGGGTGAAGATACAATCAATAGTACAGGTAACGCATATCAAGTTCCCATTATTGAGTCTGTGTCTGTTGTTCCTCTTCGAAGAATTACACAAGATCAAGTCAGAAGAGTTATTCCGGTCGGATCAGTCCTTGCATATGCCTCAGAAGAAATACCTTCGGGATTTGTTCTATGTAATGGTGTTGAATACAATAAAGCAGAAAATCCAGAATACGAACCATTGTTCCAAGTTATTGGATATACCTATGGTGGTGCTGGAGATGTCTTCAGAGTTCCAGACTTGAGACAGAAAGCAGTCGTAGGAAGAAGAGGTGGTCCGGGTTCTAGTACATCTCCCGCCGCATCTCTTGGTGTTACTTTTGGAGTTGACCGATTTAGATTAGTGGATTCTCAAACCCCTCTTGCACCACACTGGCATGGTTATGGCATTAGATCAAATCAAGGATCGGGTAATAATGATGCTGGTTTTGTTGTAAACTCTGGCGCACCCGGCGCAGGGTGGTTGACAAACGGAGTTAACAACTACTATATTTATGGTCTTGCTGGTGATGGAGGTGGTCCAAGTCCTGCACAAAATATCGACTCAGGTACATATCCCGCAGACAGCAGGAATGGCGCGTACGCGGCGATGGTAACAACATGGCCAATAAGACCCGATCCGGTAACTGAGTCTGCGGCAGTACAAAATCATGGTGGTGGTTATGGCAACTCTCACATAGGACGGCGACAAAGAAACTCAAATGGCGTATATACAGGTAGTGACCTACCATTGGACTATGTGTATCCACACCAACCATCTATTACGCTTAACTACATAATTAAGATTTAATACGGAAACCATATGGCAGACAACGCATTCGAAAACTTAGAACGTATCTACCTCTCCGATACTTTTCGTGCATGGTTTGATAAAACAAATCAAATCATCACCACTATCAATCCGATTGAAATTTACGGAGTAACTGCCGATAGTGGTGAGGTCGCCGGTATTACTATTGACATCGACTCAAATGGTATTGCATATATTGGTCTATCATTACCAACTGCACTGACTGGTAGTTTTCGTTTCACATCTGGTGTCACCTTTGAAAATGAGGTAAGAGTCTCTGGACTGACACTCGATCTCGCACCATCAGGCGGACAGGGTGCAACTCTATATGGTCGTGTTGTCCGTTCAATCAATGGAGCAACAGGTGATATTGTTCTTACGACCGTCACAATTCCCGGTTCTCCGGTTGATGGTGATATTCTCTACTACGAAACATCAGGTTCGACATTCAATACCTACAATCTGTTCTCGGGTGGAACTGCAACAGATGATACGTTCAATATAGGTTCGACTGGTGGTGTGTTTGTCGGTGTTACACAGACTGGTGCTTCTGCTGCAAACTTTATAGAATATGGAAATATTCAACTCGTTGGTAGAGGAACAACAGGTGCTGGTATTTATCTCGTTGATGCTGACAAGGCATCCCTCTCAACGATCAAGACTGCTGGTGCAGATATACGATATTCGAAAGCGTCTGGTTCGAATCTTCTTACGTTCACAGGACGAAACATAAGTGGTGTTACATACTCGACAAGTAACCTCACAATTGACTTTGATACACAAAGAAGTTCTTTTGGTGGTGTCACTGGTGCTGGTGTTTTGAACATTCATGATACAGCGTCAGGTAAATATCTTCAGTTTATTGATGGTTCTGGTTATACAATGAACTTCCGTCAGATCGCTGCTGGATCTCTCGGAGGCAGAACTTCTGGAGGATACACTGGTCTTGCCGAGTTCGGTGGGAATCCAGCATCAAAAGGTCTTAAACAAGAATCAAGAGTTCGTCTTGAAAACACAAATCACTCAGTCGAGATTGAGATCACAGGCACAGGTAAGACTTCTGGGTTTATTGTGTATGGTGTCAATGAAACAGGACCATATGGTTCACTCCTGACACCGACACTTCATGCCAGAAGAGATGGTAATGTGGTTATTGGTGGTATTGCACCAG